GAATATTATTACTGAGTATCCGGTCCCATTACGATTCCCAGAGAAAACCGATATTCGTATCGACGTAATAGCTGCACAACAGTCAACGTGTTCAGCTACGTTTGATATTATTCTAGTAGATAATCCCGCGTAAGAGGTAAGAATGAAAACGTATCTACAATTTATAGTTGAGACGGCGCTTCGTCCTGCTGAGCTTCTTAAGCCAAACAGCCAGACCGGCGAGATGCGTTTAGATATTCTGGCTCAAAAGATCAAAAACGACGACCTCCTTGAGTTGGCTCCTGAATATGCACGTAAGGTCAATGGTGCACAGTTTAAGGTCACCGATAAGGAAGCAGCCCTTCAGGCTATCCAACAATTTAAAGACCAGCCCCGTAAAACCCCGATCGAATTAACTGGTACGATCAACGGTAAAACTGTCACCATCACCACATCCAATCTCGAGAAGACCAAAGACTTTGGTGGAGGTGTTGGCGGAGCCGGTGCAGGTACTTCTGATACAGCTCTTGCTGAAGCGGCACAATGTGTATATCTTGCAGCGGGACTGAATGGCATCACGATCGATAACATGCAGGATTTCTCTAAGGCTGCAGGTAGCAAGAATTGTAAGATCAGTGGTGACTTCGCTGAAATCTGGCAGTTCCTTGAAGCGAAGCCACGGTGGAAGAATTCGTCAGCTCTTATCGCTGATTTGCTTATCAAGCAGGGTACTGTGACCAAGCAACACGTATTGCATTACGATACACCTGAAGTCAAAGCCATATACGCTAAGATGTCTAAGGCGTATAAGAATACCGGAAAGCCTACTGTCAAACCTGACAAGTGGAACCCAGCTGATATCTGGGCTATGGCACCTGACTTCAATCCAGCCGAGCTTGATGATACTGACGTAATGAACTTGAAAGGTTCGATGCAAGAAGCGTTCGAAGCCAAGAAGTGTATCGGTCTGTCACTTAAAGCCGTGGTAAAGAGCCCGAAGGCTGAGGTGTATAACTATAACAGTGCCGTGGGTGATCACAAGTTCCGTAGTGTTGCAGCTCGAGCACCAAAAGGTGGATTCTTCACATCGAAGAATGGATATGCATTCTATGATGAGGGTGTCTTTGAGATCCTTCCAAACGCATACTGTGCCTCTAACAAGATGGAACTCAAGCTTAAGACTGCTCGCGGCGGCGGTATTGGCTGGCAGGCAATCGCATATTATGCTCAAGTGGTTGGTGGCTATAACCTAATGTCTCATAAGGAAATCGTAGCGTTGGCCACTGCCGCAACACAGGAGCTTATGAATCCTGAAGGTGGTGATACAGCACTCAAGCAGGTCTACCAATTGTTTAATGCTGCAGAGAGTATGTCATACGACGACATGATCGCTGGTCTGAAGACGCGAGGCGATAAGGTCCAAGGGTATATCTGTGCTAAGCTAGGTACGTGTCTCGTTTTTGATATGTTTGCTAAGGTATCTAAGAAGGATGACCTCATGACGTCGTTGGTTAATCATGCAGCGTCGAAGTTGGTTGAGTCCACGGTGTTCATTAAGGTGTATGAGTAAAGTAAAAAAATGCGGTTTGGCGCAAATTAGCTGTGTACAAACGAACCAAAGCGTGGTACACTGTATATACAATATGATTATGGAGATGTTATGTACAAAGTATTTCAAATCAAGATCCGCAAAGAAGTGACTGATTATGTTAATTCAAATGATCTCGGTCATTATGGTGCTGAACAAAAGTATCCTGAGTACGCGGCGCACATGGCTGTTATGCGAGGTGCTGAAGGATTTGAGGGTGAAATGTTCAATCATTACACGCAGGTTTGCGAAGTAGCTGTCGACAGCAACTTAGAAGAAGTATTCAAAATTCTTAACGGTCACTACTATGATAACGAAACTGGTAAAGATGCTGCCTTTGATGAGTTCGTAAGTGGCTACAAAATGAAAACAATTACTCGTAAGAATGGTGAAGAGGTTACTTTACGTGACATGCGTTCTTTGAGTGTTGGCGACATTGTGTTTGATGCGAAGAACGATTCATATCACATTGTTGACCGTTCGGGCTTTAAAGACATCACTTTGGATGTTGTCATTGCAGGTCTTGAGCAGGTAGCATAATGGAAAAAAATGCGGTTTGGCGCAAATTAACTGTGTACAATATCGCCAAAGCGTGGTACACTGTATATACAAAATGATTATGGAGATTGATATGATGAAACTTACTAAGTACCTTGCTGAAACTGTTATGTCTGTTGGTATTATCGCCGGATGGACTGTTGCGTTTACCGCATTGTTTGCTGGTGTTCCCATCCTTTTTGTAGAAGTGATCATCCCATTTGCAGCAAACACATTTGCGTAAGAGAGGTTCAATGGCTAAAAACCTTCACATGACTCACCTCGAAGATGCTGTACTCTACAACGGCGTCGAAGGATCACGTCAAGCCATTGACACACTTCGTTCACTTCGTGATATGCTGGCAGGTCAAACGTCTGAAAGATTCAATACGACTGTCAAGTGGGATGGCGCACCCGCTGTCTTTGCTGGTTCACATCCTGCGGTTGCTGACGGTAAGTTCTTCGTTGCGAAGAAGGGTATCTTCAATAAGAACCCAAAGGTGTACACGACAGATGCTGAGGTTGATGCTGACACTTCAGGTGACCTGGCAGACAAGCTCAAGGCTGCACTCAAGTATCTTCCACAGCTTGGTATCCAGGGTATCGTCCAAGGCGACATGATGTTTACCGACGGTGACAAGAAGGTCGAGACCATCAACGGTAAAAACTATATCACATTCCAACCTAACACCATTGCCTATGCGGTCGATGCTGCAAGTCCTGAAGGAAAGCGCATCGCCGATTCCACAGTAGGTATCGTGTTCCACACTCGCTACCAAGGTGATGACCTTGAGAACATGAGTGCGTCATTTGATGTTGATGCTTCTGAGTTCAGTGAAGCCAGTGATGTGTGGTACCAAGATGCTCAGGTCCGTGATGTGTCAGGTACTTCTGCCATGACTGCACAAGAGACTGCTCAAGCAACTCAGGCCATCTCTGTTGCCGGTAAGATCTTCCAGAAGATATCAGGTACCACGATCCGTGAGATACAGAACACTCCACAGATTGCACAGACTATAGAGACCTACAACAACCGTCTCGTTCGTGCAGGTCAGAACATTGGCGATACCGCTGCTCATACCGAAGGCTTGATCAAGTTCATCCAAGACAAGTTCGTTGCTGAGATCGAGAAGCGTAAGACCGAGAAGGGTAAAGCCACACAACAAGCCAAGCTTGATGAGTTCATGAAGTTCTTCTCACCTAAGAACAAAGCCAACCTCAAGTTGGTGTTCGACCTTCAGAAAGCTATTGTAGCTGCTAAGCTCCTCATCATCCGCAAGCTTGAAACCATTTCGAAGATGGACACATTTGTCCTGACACAGAACGGATACCGTGCAACAGGCGAAGAAGGCTATGTTGCTATCGATCGCCATGACGACAGTGCATACAAGCTCGTTGATCGTATGGAGTTCTCAACCAACAACTTTAATCCAGACATTATTAAAGGATGGCAGAAATAATGAGTAAGTCAATCGTCACAACATTCGGCCGGTGTAACCCACCAACCACAGGTCACCTCAAGTTAATCGAGAAGGTTGCGTCGGTTGCTCAGGGTGGTGAGTACAATATCTACGTATCTCACTCGGTAAACCCTAAGAAGAACCCACTCGTATACGAAGCCAAGGTTTCATTCATGCGTGAAATGTTCTCTGAGTATGCAAACAATATCACCGAAAGCGAAGCACGTAATCCCCTTGAAGTCCTTCAGGACTTGTATAGACAAGGCTACACCGATGTCAAGTTCGTTGCTGGTTCTGATCGTGTTGATGAGTATACCGAACGTCTGACCAAGTACAACGGTACTGAGCCTAACTCATTGTACAACTTCAACTCACTTGAGATCGTGTCAGCCGGTGAACGTGACCCTGATGCAGAAGGTGTGTCTGGTATGTCTGCATCTAAGATGCGGCAGGCTGCAGCCGAAGGTCTTCGCGAAGACTTCCAGCTCGGTCTTCCAGAAGGTTACAACGGCGACAAGCTTTATACTGCAGTCCGTAAGGGTATGCTCATCGAACAAGCTAAAGTGCTAAGTGAAAAGCTCAAGAGAGCGTACGGCGTCGGTCTGAGTAAGTCAACTCAGGATAAACGTTCAGCCCAGTTTGACAAGCAAGCCAAGAAGCGTGATGATGATCCAACCGCATACAAGCCAGCACCTGGTGACGCACGTGCAGAAACCAAGCCATCAAAGCACAAGTCCATCCTTGCCCACGCAGGTGAAGAGGGGACTGATGAGTTGGTCAAGAATTACAAAGACGATACACCAGGTCAATTGACCGAGATCTCAGCTGCTGCTGAGAAGAACCTGAGGGCAAAGGCTAAGAAGTCTGGTATCCCTTATGGTATCCTCAAGCAAGTCTACAACCGTGGAATGGCGGCATGGAAGACCGGTCATAGACCTGGTGCTGGTCAACAGCAATGGGCACACGCTCGAGTCAATAGCTTTACTCGTAAGGCTAAGGGAACCTGGGGCGGTGCCGATAAGGACCTGGCTGCAAAGGCACGTAAGGCGAAGAAGAAGGCAAAGAAGAACGAAGCGGTAGATCTGCTTGGTCGTATCAGTGTGATCATGGAAAGCAGACAGGAGAAGACACCAACACTGACTGAATATATCAATTCCATAATAGAGTATATGCTAGACCAAGGAATGAATATAAAACCTTTGCCTAGTATAAAGGTCAGGTATGACGAAGACAACGCCACGGACTTCTTTGGTAAGACAGCCCACTATGATCCTAATAATAGGGAAGTAGTACTCTACGCCACCGACCGACATCCTAAAGATATATGTAGATCCTTTGCTCATGAGATGATACATCATATCCAGAACCTGGAAGATCGGCTTGGTAACTATACGTCAACTGATACTACAGAAGATTCCAACCTACAAGAGATAGAAAAAGAAGCGTACACCCTTGGTAATATAACCTTCCGTAACTGGGAAGATAATTACAAGAACCATACCATGAAGAACAAAGCCGTATCAGTCACGGAAGGCGTCAAGAAGAAGTCTGAGTCTTGGGAAGATGGTTACAAGCGTCGTGTTGTTAAGACCACTGATGCTGACCACAAGAAGGACGGATATAACTGGCGTATCAAAGGCAAAGAGCGTAACGAGGTTACTATCAAGCTCTATAAGACAAAGCCATCCTTTGCTGAGTTTAAGAAACAAATGCGTAGAGTTGCTGGCCATGAGTTTGGCGGCTGATATAAATAGGCTAAACACGGGAGATAACAGTGCAAACATTCAATGAGTTCTTTGGCAAGAAGAAGAAGCCAGCTAATAAGCTGAAAGACTATATGAAGATGAAAACTGCAGATGAATTCGCAAGTGCGCTGAGCGATGCTACTGCAGACATGAGTTTGGCCCAAATCAAAAGCCTTGGCAAAAAGGTGTTTGGCCGTAAGGTCGAAGCTATGATGGCCAACGCTAAGACTGAGTCAGAGGCTATTGCTGCTTTGAAGAAGCAGTTTCGTAGAGAGGCCGCTATCAGAGACAATTAATTGCGCAGAGTCGCAGGTCACGAATTCGGAGGATAACTCCGGATACTTTGTAATGTGCTGTGTGATAACCATTTATACAGGACAGAGACATGTCACAAATTGCACGTTGTGTGATTTTGGTTTGTACATTATTGCTTGGTAATCAGTTAACTATACAGGCACAGACGCAAGAGGAGAGGATAGACGAAATAGTATTAGAACGTTATGAACATTTTGAGATGGAACTTCCATATCCTGAGGTGGTCATAGTCGACCAATATCATTGGGCAGTTCGAGGATCGGTCATCGGAAGAGCTGTTATGTTCAATGATGGCGTTGAGGTCATCTATCTTCAAGAGGATAAAGTCAATCGCGATAACGATCTCATTAACTTACTTGACCACGAGATATCACACGTCAAGTATTGGAGAGAGTATGGCGTAAGGGCAGCTATCCGTACACCTCACGGTATAAACTATAAACGTATATGCCGTGAGTATGCAAATAGGCGATCATCATGTTCGCCTTATGCCAATTAAAAAAATGGCCTTGTGCGCAAAATAGCTGTGTACAAGGCCTGATTTCTATGGTATACTGGTATATGTGATTGTTATGGAGAACACGTATGAAAACTATATTCGAAAAGCATCAAATCGCTTTCAACCTTGACATGTACAAGCTGTTCTATGAAAAGGTGTATGGCGTAGATTGCCCTGAGTTAAACCCCGATCATTGGTCCGTGAAGTCTTCACTCAATGCGGCGTCTACACTCAAGGAAAGATATGAGCAAACCCTTTAGTAAAATACAATACAGAACCTTTGAGGCTATCTTCATCATAGTTTATAGTCTCTACTTCTTTGGCGTTCCGTACTTGTTACAAGGATCTATATAATGACCCCGATTGAACAACTGACACAGAGTGTGACACGATTCACCCTACTCGATGACGACTTCGATCGCATCAAGATGAAGGCCATGGACATCGCTATGAACGATATCACCTCACATGGTCGACAGGCATCACAGATATACCACTCGACCCTCCTCGGCGAGATGGCAGAGATTGCACTGATCAGACTCGGTGCCAAGCCAAACCAATACAATCGTGATGGCTTTGACCACACAGACCCTAAGACATACATGTGGGACGTGGAGTATGACGACCATCGTATTGAGGTCAAGAACATCCCGAACCGTACACAGTATTATAACATGGCAACACGTCAGTACGAGAAGTTTGAACGTGCCATGAAGTATCCTGACGCGTGTCCGACACGTATCATCGTTGGGTACAACTATAACGTAGACCTGCCTACTCCGGCTAATCCGTATGCTGCGGTCGGTTGGTTACTCAATGAGGACTTCAAACGGTTTATGGCTCCCGGCAGAATTAGGCCATCACAATATCAAGGCTATTATGCCACGCTGTAGAAAGAGGTAAGATGTATTTCCCACATAACATAATTGACATTGGTCACCAAGATCTCATATGTGAGACTAAGAAGACTGGACGCACGTACGAGACTCCTGATGGGAAGAAGTATCCTTCGATTACCACGGTCTTGTCGATCCTATCAAAGGATGCGATTGAAGCATGGCGCAAACGCGTTGGCTACGAGAAGGCCAACAAGATCTCAGCTCAGGCTGCACGTCGTGGTACACTGACTCACGATGCACTTGAGTCACTCGTTAAGAATATTGAACCAACTCTTGAGACTCCGCTCATTGAGTTCCTCTATAAGCAAGTCGCATACGTCCTCGAAGAGCGATTGACCGAAGTCAATGCCATCGAAGCTGCATTATACTCCCACTATTTGGGTGTGGCCGGACGTGTCGATCTCATCGGTGAGTTTGATGGTAAGCGGTCGATCATCGACTTTAAGACATCATCGAAACCGAAGTCACGTAAGTACATCGATAACTATTTCATGCAAGAGTCATTCTATGCCATTGCGTGGGAGGAGTTAACCGGTGAACCTATCAGCCAACTCGTTACGATTATCGCTAACGAAGAGACCCCACGGCCTCAGGTCTTTATCGAGAAGCGTAGCGATTGGCAACAACCCCTGATGGATACGATCAACTTATGGAGAGAACAGAATGGCTGATTCATTTGCAAAACTAGCTGAGTACATACGCCTCGTCGACGAGTTTAACCTGAAGTCGAGCCGTGAATATAATGGACAAGACTCACGCAAGATACGTAATACCGAACTGCGTGAGATCGTAGAACGTATTGAAGACACCAAAGAGGAAATCATCAATGGATTGTAAGCTCGACTATAAAGACGTGTTGATCGTACCACGTGCGTCAGACATTGATTCACGCAAAGAGGTCGAGACCTATAACCTCGATACAGGATTCGGACCTATCTGTGCTGCAAACATGGATGGCGTTGGTACGTTTGAGATGGCAGAGGTCTTAAGTCAGTATGACTGTCTTACGTTCCTTAACAAGTCGTACAGCATCGATGAAATCTTTGAGTTTGCCAAGGCATCACCCAGCGTATTCAGACACTGCGTAGTTACGGTCGGTACAAGTAACCGCGACATTGAGAATCTATATGCCCTTTCTGAAACGATGACACTTCCATATATCTGCGTCGATGTCGCGAATGGATACCTCGAGAAGCTATTGACTGTGGTCGAGGAGCTGTCTCATACGTTCGAAGAGTCATTTATCATCGCGGGTAATGTAGTGACTGCGTCACAGACTGAAGCTTTGATACGAGCTGGTGCTAATGCTGTCAAGGTAGGAATCGGTCCTGGGTCAGTGTGTACGACTCGTATTCAAACCGGTGTTGGTTACCCTCAACTGTCTGCGGTACAAGAGTGTGCGGCCGTGGCTGATCCGTTAGGTGGAATGATCATCGCGGATGGCGGTTGTACCACACCGGGTGATGTGTCAAAGGCGTTGGTTGCTGGTGCTGATCTGGTTATGCTCGGTGGCATGTTGGCTGGCCACGACGAAGGTGGTGGTGAGGTTATCACACGATACTTCAAGACCGGTGAGGTTCGTGCTCAAACATACTTCCATGGTGATGTGGATGTGTTCGAGTGTGGATGGGATGATGTGATCGAAGAACGTCAGTTCGTTAAGTTCTATGGTATGAGTTCACGCGCTGCAAACGACAAACACAATGGTGGTCTTCGTGAGTATCGTTGTGCTGAAGGTCGTGAGGTCACTGTACCATATCGTGGATCTGTCATCAACACTCTCGATGATCTGTTCGGTGGAATCCGTTCGACATGTACGTACGTTGGTGCACGGTCAGTCGGTGACCTACCAAGACTAGGTCGGTTTGTTCGATGCGGCGATACACACAATCGGGTATACGAATAATATCAAGCGCCCATAGCTCAGCTGGCCAGAGCGTCCGACTTTTAATCGGAATGTCGTAGGTTCGAATCCTACTGGGCGTACCAAACTTTTTGCAAAAAGTGCACATTAACTGTGTACAAGACCGCCAAAGTGTGGTATACTGTATATATAATAATAATGAGGATTATATTATGGCCAAATTTTACTGTCAAGCGAACAGCCGGAGTCAAAAAGAAGTAGCGATCTTTGAGATGCTCGAGAAAGCCAGTGACTATCTTGTTGAGACTCTTGGTCTCCAAGACTATCTTAAAGAAGTCCGGATCGAACGGATGAACGGCTGTGTACAAACACGGTCGATCCACAAACACCTGAAGGTAGGAAGTGGGCAGGCGTAGCAAGCCTAGAGGATTTCTTTGCGTAATGAGTAATTCCTTTATAAATATTTAGCATTCACATATACTAAGAAAGGTATCGTCATGAAGACGCTTATGGATTATCTAAAAGAAGGACCAAATGATCCTTCAATATTTAAAGCAATATTTTTGGCGGGTGGTCCTGGTTCAGGTAAATCATTTATGGTTGGCGAAACTGCTTTAACAGCTCATGGATTTAAAATTGTGAATTCAGACGATATGTTTGAAGCAGCCATGAAAAAAGCTGGATTGACAATGGATCCTGAAACTATCTTCTCTGCACAAGGACAAGCAATAAGAGACAGAGCAAAGAAACTAACGGGAATGCGACTCGATCAATGGGTTGAAGGTCGTATGGGTTTGGTTATTGATGGCACAGGAAAAGATGCTGAAAAAATCAAAGGGCAAGCACAAGAATTGCAATCGCTAGGATATGAAGTGGCAATGATATTTGTAAACACAGATTTGGAAACTGCCCTTTCTAGAAACCAAGCAAGACAGCGGTCATTGCCTGATGCAACGGTTAAAAAAATGTGGAAAGATGTTCAAAATAATATTGGAAGATTTCAGGGGCTGTTCGGACAAAATCTTTTAATTCTCGATAACTCTGAAGGAGAACAGTGGAAAAAATCTGCACAGGCTGGTTATAAATGGGGTAAGAAGTTTGCTGAGAAACCTGTGAGTCGAAGAGCAATGCACTGGATCTCTTCTTTTAGGGATAAACAAAAATAAAGCTAACGGAAAAAGATTACAAGTGTAGCAAGCCTAGAGGATTTCTTTGCGTGATGAGTGATGAGTTGAAGGAAATGTACCGAGTGTACTACGAGAACGTACGTCGGTGTCAGGAGATGTGTAACCACGATATTGTGGATGGTTATTGTTTCCTATGTAATAAGTTTTTTGATGGAGAAGAGAATGAAGTTTAAGGGATACGAATACCCCAAAGGGGAGAAGCACACTGCTGAGTCCATCTACAATGAATGGAATAACAAAGGTGCTCAGATCTTGGACCTACTCGAGCGTATCGATGCTCCTGAGACTGGTTCGGCTATTCAGGCCGGTGCCAACTGTGGTTACTTCCCGGTTCAGTTGGCCAAGGCGTTTGACCACGTGGTTACGTTCGAGCCACTGCCCGAGCTGTATAAGCTTGCCAAGAAGAACATCGAGAAGCACGGTGGTGACAACATCACTCTGTTGAATATGGGACTTGGTCGTGAGGCTGACTCTGCATCAATCACGTTCACCGAAGAGGGTAACTGTGGTGCAACAGGTCTCACTGCAGATGCAGATGGTGAGCTAGAGCTCATGAGCATCGACAACCTTTATCTGAGTGACTGCCTGCTAATCTGGCTTGACATTGAAGGTATGGAAGCCGAAGCACTACGTGGAGCTGAGAATACCATTAATCGCTGTCGTCCATTGATCGTGGTCGAGAATAAAGGTCTCATTCACGGGTTCGATAGTGAAGGCGAAGGCCAGGAACTGCGTCAGGGTAACTCATACTTCAGACGTTGGTTTGAGAAAGAGTATGGCTACAAGCGTATTACTCGCCTGATGCGTGATGATGTGTTTATCCCAGCGGAGTACTTGTAATGCGTCTATCGAAGAACTTTATGTTGGCTGAGTTCGAGAAGTCACAAACAGCTATTCGACTCGGCTATAACAACGAGGTACCTCCTCAACACCTACCGAGCCTTCGGTCACTGGTTGACAACGTGTTACAGCCAGTCCGTGATGAGTTCGGTCCAGTCCAGATCTCGTCAGGCTATCGTTCGAAGTTCTTGAACACCGCTATCGGTGGTTCGACGCGATCACAGCATTGCAGCGGTCAAGCGGCCGACTTCGAAGTACCAGGTGTATCGAACTATGATCTGGCAACATGGATCCGTGACAATCTCACCTTCGATCAGCTGATCCTTGAAGGTCATCGTAAGTATGTCATAGGATCTGGATGGGTTCACTGTTCGTTCACTGACTTCGGGCCCAATAGAAAGGACGTACTGACAGCTACGTTCGTCAATGGTAAAGCAACATACACAAGAGGATTATCAGAATGAATATGCTACTCGACTTCGCACTAGACTATCTGGGCTTTGCACTCATGGTATGTGGTTTTATCCTTGGTGCTCGTACGTTGACAAGTATCGTCATGGACCTCAAGAATGCAGTTCAGTCATGGAGAGACATTGATCTTGAGGATTGGGTTGACCTTGTCGTCAGTGCGGTGTTTCTACTCGTAGGACGCTTATTGACTCTGTACTAAAATAACTGTGTACAAACGATCCAAAGCGTGGTATACTGGTTATATGATGAGAAACCTTGACAACAAGACGAAGATCGGTTTGGCTATATCAGTCGGCCTACCGATCTATATGAGTATGGCCACACTCGTTAGTGCCTTGGCTGAAGAAACACCAAGAGAACCAGACCACGTGGTCATCATGTCAGAAGGTGTGATCGAGCCATCCTCGGAGGTATCTGCTACGGTTGACTACGTTCCTATGGTATACCACTATAACGACACGAACCGTCGTCTGTATCAAGAGACCGATATCATCAGTGAGATCGGCGAAGATGTAGATGACCGTGAAGAGTTGCTATGTATGGCAATCAACATTTACCATGAAGCTCGCGGATCAACCACCGAAGACCAGATTGCTGTGGCTGAAGTCGTCAAGAACCGCACAGCGGATTGGCGTTGGCCTGACACTGTATGTGATGTCGTATGGGACAATAAGCAATTCTCATGGACACACGATGGACTCAGCGACATGCCACGTGAAGATCGTGCATGGGAAACCAGCCAGTACATTGCCTGGCTCAGCCTGAACAATATGGTCGAGAATCCAGTCGGTAACGCCAACCACTACCATACAACTGAGATTGATCCGTACTGGAGTGTTTCGGCACGACAGCAGGTTGGCTCACATTTCTACATGGAAATGTAAATTAGTTGTGTACAATACCATCGAAATGTGATATACTGGTATTATGATTGAATAGGAGTTACTATGGCAGCAAAGAAGAAGAACAAGAAGTCTACCGGACCGACACTCTCTCGTAAGTATGATACTAAGTATATCGGTAACGAGATGGAGTTCGACAAGGTTAACTTCGACACTCTGAGTGAACGTGACCGCCGACTGATGCAAAGTCAGGCACTCAACTGGTATGCGTACATGTATGACGTCAAGAAGGATTACCGTGACGTCATCAAGGCGTACGCCAAAGAGTTGGGTTGGTCTGCCGCAGACATCACAGGTCTCAATGGTATTCAGTTCGAGAACGAACACACTGGCTTCATGAAGCTGGTTCGTATGTACCAACTCGGATGGAAACTCGATGAGCGTGAGGCTGGTCACGTGAGTAACCTTATGGCCAGACTCAAAGGACTGGTCACCGAAGCTCGTAAGTCAGTGGCTGATACAAAGCCACGTGCTGTTCGTAAGGTATATGACTCTGACAC